GTAAGCCATTTTTATTTAAGGAAGGGTTCATTAGATGATTAATCCAAATACAAAATTAACAGTGTATCATGATGATGGTGGGTCATTTACAGATCACTCAAGGGAAGCATTCGATTTTTCAAGGGATGCTTTCAATTTAACTTTGTCCAATACGGCATCATATCTTTACGTTGGTTTCTACAAACCAGTTAACTCAGTATTCATCCAATTAAATACCGTAAACACTAACGCCAACTTAATGGCTGGTGAATACTTTAATGGGTCTACTTGGTCACCACTAAGAAATCTATTTGATGATTCAAAAGGATTCACTCGTTCAGGGTTCATCACTTGGGATAGAAACCAAACCAATCAGGCTAGTAATTCAATTAATGGAAATACTATGTACTGGGTTCGGTTTAGACCATCGGTTACACATTCTAACACGGTAGTTCAGGCCATTAACTTTGTATTCACAGATGACAATGATCTTTCGTATGAAGTCCCTGAGATTACAGATACGAATCATTTAGCTGGTAAATCGAGCCACATATTAACCCATGTGGCCGTTCGTAATGAGATCCTCCAATCATTAATTAACAAAGACTATTCAAAAACAAATCCAACCACGGGTTTAAAAGAAGATTTAACTTGTTGGGATATATTGGACGTTCATCAATTAAAACAAGCTTGTATATTCTTGGCGTTGTCTAAGATCTATTTCAATTTCTCAGATTCAACAGAAGACAAGTATTACCAAAAATATAAAGATTATTATTCCAAATTCAAATCAAGCTTTGAGCTTTCTCAGTTAGCCCTAGATTCAAATGATGATGGTATTGAAGACGATAGCGAAACCCAGACTGAAAACTTCTCAATTAAAAGGATTACTCGATAATGGGAAAAGTTCAGGATATAGTTTCAGCCATTAAAACTAGAGTTCAGACCGTAGCAACCGGCTATACTGAACTTTCTTATGCAAAAGACCTGGCTAAAAACACCTTCAAAGATAATCACAAACGGTTTGGCGTATTACCAAAAGGTGCAGTCGAGACTCAAGGTATAGTCAGACACGCAACCTTCGATCAAGACTTTGAATTAGTCCTAACTCAAGGATTCATTAACAAACCAATGTCTGACTCTGAGGAGCAATCAAAGGCGATAGAGCTTCAAGACTTAATACAAAGTATTTATTTGGATCTAGTGCAAACAAAAGTTGGCCTCCCAAGTACATGTATCATTGTGGCTGATTTGAATATAGATGCGCCTGAGACCAATGACCAACATAAGTTATTAGTTCAAAAAGCATCATTTAAAATTAAATACCGAATCAATTTGTAAAGGAAAACAAACATGTCAGATACTATTAAAAATAATCTAAAAGTTGCGGTAATGGTTGAAGCCTCTGAAGGCACTTATTTAGCACCTTCAAGTGCAGATGCTTTTATCTCCCCATTGTCAGACGGTTTTGAAATCAATCCAGCTAAAGAATTGTTAGAACGTAACAACTTAAATTCTTCAATTGGTAAGTCTACAGCAAGAGGCGGTATGAAATCGGTTACGGCTTCAATCTCTGTTGAGGCTAAAGCTAACGGAGTCGCTGGTGCTGAACCAGAATATTCGCCGTTACTTAAAGCTGCATTGGGAACATCTAGACAAAATACTACCGTAGTTACTACTAAGGCTTCAGGAAATACGGCAACAGTTCTTCAAATACAAGATGCTGACATTTCTAAATTCAACGTTGGTGACATCATTCTAGTTAAACAGACTGGAGCCTATCATTTAAGCCCAGTTATTTCTAAAACAACTGGAACCGGTACAGCTTCAGTTACAATGTTAGTTGCTCATCCATCTGGTGATTGCTCTGATTCTGTAACAATTGAGAAGTTCACGACTTACTTTACCGCTAATTCTGGGCACCCTACATTGTCCCTTTCAAAGTATGTTGAGAATGCAAGACTAGAACAAGCTGCTGGTTGCCGAGTTTCATCAATGAGTTTGAATAACTTTTCAACTGGTCAGTTAGCTGATCTTTCGTTTTCACTTGAAGGTTTAAACTTTGATCATAGTCTAACTCCACCTGCATATACTCCAAGCTACGATTTAGCCCTTCCACCAATCGTATTGAGTGCTTATGTTTATCAAGATGGGTCTGCTTTAGCGATCAATGAGTTGTCTTTAAATGTGGAGAACTCTTTAGCATACAAAACTTCAACAGCTAGTCCTAACGGTAAGATCTCAAGCCGAATCACAGAGAGAGTCGTAACTGGTTCAATCAATCCTTACAAACAAGACGATTCTATCGCCAACTTTACTAAATTCAAAAACGATACTGAGTTTTCAGTGTTTGGTTATATGGCTGTTCCAAATGGAACTGCTGGTGAATTCAAAGACGTAGTCGCTTTCTATATGCCTAAGTGCATGATCTCTGAATATTCAGAAGGTGATCAAGATGGATTGTTACAAGAGAATCTTTCGTTTTCAGCGTCTAGAGGACCTGATGGATCAAACGAGGAACTTTATATCGGTATAATTTAATAACAATTTAGCTAAGTTATAGGAGAGATAACAATGGCAAAGATTTACAGACTAACAGATAAAATTGAATACAAGATTGGAGAGATCAAAATCAAAATCTCTCCTTTATCCGTGAGTGATAAAAACATTCTTACTGACTTAATGTTTAAAGGACAGGCCAAACAAGATATTAAAGCTTTAATGGAAGGCTCTTTATACGCAATCCAATGTGGCGTTAAAGAAGTTAGAGGCCTCGAAGACTCAGAAGGCAACGAATATCAACTTCAATTTGATACCGAAGGTAAGCTCACAAAAGAATGTGCAGAAGAATTGTTGAATATTGAACAATCAAGTCAGCTCATTGGGTTGTGTTCTAGTTTTATTAATGGTGTTCCTTCAAAGCTACCAGCCGGGATTAGTCTGGTGCAAAACTCCCCAAACAAGAAAGCTCAGAAGTAGAAGTTCAACTTCCTATTCTCTGGGCTTTTATTTTAGGTGAAGTTGAAAAGATAAGTAATTTAACGACTGAAGAATATATCGAAATAGTCTCAAGTTGGAATTACCACGCAAATACAAAGCAGTTTAACTGTAAAGAACAGATTAAACAAATGAAACAACTTTCTAATTCTGAGCAACGAATTGAAGGGTTTAAAAATAGGAATGGGTGCGATAACCGCAGGAGTGAAAAGCCAAGACAAACATACAGGAATATCAACTTTCATGATTGTTACTGTAATCACTTGGATCATAGCTTTGGTCATTATCTAAACATCCACGACAACTATACAAAAGGATTCTTACCGTTTACTGGGGGCTATTTAGATCAGCCCAACAAAGTGATGGAGATTGTAAACTTAATATCGGTTTTAAAATATGAAGCTGAGAAGAAGGAACAAGAAAAGAATCCCAACAAAGGTAAACGATAAATGTCTACAGTCCAAATTGATATTGAATTAGTAACCAAAGCGTTTGAGAATGCTTTAGACAACTCCAGAAAGAAGACTGAAGAGTTTTCAAGTCAAGCTAGCAAGAGCTTTTCAAGTGTTGGTTCTGCATTCAACGTAATGGCTGGTAATTTAGCCGCTAATGCCGTAGGTAAGGCTTTAGGATTCATATCTGATGGCTTAGGCAGAATGATCTCTGAAGCCGCTGACTCTGAAAAGAACGTTAATGATTTAAACATAGCTTTAGGTCAAGCTGGAATCTTCTCTAAAACAACAAGCCAGTCATTTCAAGATTTAGCTCAGTCCATTTCTGATGTCACTACTGTGGATGATGATCTTATTTTAAAGACCACAAGTATCATTGCAACTCTGACCACATTGAACAAGCAAGGTTTAGAAGAAGCAACTAAGAGAGCCGTTGATTTGTCAGCTGCTCTAGGAATCGATTTATCTACCGCCACAGAAATGGTTACAAAAGCCATCAATGGAAACACCACCGCTTTTTCAAAACGTGGAATCGTAATTGAAAAAGGTACCAATGACCAAGATCGTTTAAATAAGTTAATGGAAGCCACCGCCCAGTTCCAAGATGTGGCCCAACAAAAGACTAATACTTACACCGGTGCAATGGAACAACAACAGAATGCATTAGGTAATTTATTAGCTGAATTTGGTTTTCTAGTTACCAAAAATGAGAGTGTAATTTCTGGAATCCAAGGAACAACATCTGTATTTCAATCATTAACTAAGTTTCTTCAAGCAAACTCTGGTGAAATTAATGTATTCATCGAATCATTAAAGATTACTATTCCAATTCTAGCTGCCGTTGGTGGTGCAATTGGACTTGCGACGGTTGGTTTCACTGGTTTAGGTGTTGCTGCAACTACAGCGTGGGCTGCCGTCACTGCACCAGTAACCCTTACGATTGCCGCAATTGCAGCAGTAAGCTATGCAGTTTATCAAGTATATAGGAATTGGGAATTAATTAAGGCTGGTACTCTTGAAGCAACTGCTGCGGTCTTGGAGTATTCAGCTAAAGCAGTTTCATTATTATCTAGTGATAAAGCCCAGGCTCTAAGGGATCAGGCCCAAGGTTATAGAGACCAAGCCCAAGCTATTCGTGAAGCTAAAATGGCCGTAGAAGAGAAAGCCGCTGTTGATGAAACCGCATTCCAAAATGAAGTTTTAAAACAAAAGCAAAAAGCAGAGATGCTTCAAGCAACTGAAGACTTAAGAAAAGAACTTAGACTTATTCAAGAAGAAGAACGTATTGCAGATGATGCAAACGAACTAATTAGAACTGATGCTAAATTTAAAGCTTTAACTGAACAGCTTGGTTTAGAGGCTGCCATTCATAGGCAAGCCCAAATGAATATCACCACTGATAAAATTGAGAATGAAAAACTAAGACTTCAGACTCAAATAGATATATCCAAAAAGAAGATCAAAGATACCGAAGAGATGCATAAGAAAGTGCAAGAGGCTGAAAAAGAACACTATGACAAAATCCAAGCTGGAAGAGTTCAGTATATTTCTTGGGAAGAGCAAACCGAACAACAAAGAGTTGCCACCACTAAAGATACATTAGGTCAAATTTCAGGTCTAACACGAAGTGGAAGTTCTGAGTTGTTTGAAATCGGTAAAGCTGCTGCGGTAACTAATGCCACTATCTCTGGTTATGAAGCCGTTCAAAAAGCATTAGCAAGTTTGCCGCCTCCATTCAACTTTGCTGCTGCTGCATTGGTTGGAACCGCTGCTGCTGCGAATGTGGCTGGTATCGCAAACCAACAAAGACCTAAGTTTGCTAATGGTGGTATTGTTTCTGGTAACTCATTTACTGGTGACCGCGTTGGAGCTCAAGTTAATTCAGGTGAAATGATATTGAATCGTTCACAACAAGGTAAGTTATTTAATCAGATCAATACTGGTTCTTCAAACGAAGAAACCAACAGTCTTTTGGCTCAATTGATCAATGTGATTTCTAACCAATCGCAATCAATAATGATTGATGGTCGAGAAATTGTTTCAGTTGTTAGAGAGCAGATTTCTAGCGGTAGGAGTTTAGCGTAATGAGATTTATAAATTTTAACTTAGCTCAAGATGATGCAACTGTCGTAACTTCAAGTTCTAACAAATCAAATTATCCAGCTTTGAATATTAAGCATGAATTTAGAAATAAAATTTGGAGATCAAACGCCAATGGTTATTTCTTAGTCAATTCATCGAATAACAAGATTGATTTTAAAGAGACTGCAATGGGTGGCGAATTAACAGCTACCCTTACGAGCGGGAATTATACAGCGTCCACTCTTGCAGCTGAGATCAAAACCCAAATGGAATCAGTTAGCGTGGACACTTTTACAGTCACTTATTCTCAAGTCACTGGCTTATGGACTATCGCTTCAAGTGGTTCATACTTATCTTTATTGATAAACTCAGGTACAAACCAAGCCAACAATACTTTGAAAAACTCATTAGGGTATTCAAACACTGACCGAACTGGTC